TCTAGTAATAGCCTCTTGATTGCTGAAAAGTACGTTGCTCATGTACTTCTCATTTATAGCGTCATAGTCATACTGATATTCGATCTGAGTGACTATATCTTCATAGACTCCCCAATATGGGGGCTCATCTGCTAACCAGTCACCGGCTGATATAGATAGATCAGTGTTAGCACTTCGATCATTACCGATAGACACGAGAGTGATCTTACTTACGCCTGTGCTTTGGTCACGTCTCATGACGATAGCCGCGCTGAGTAGTTTGAGGATGGACTCAACAAGCTCCCTCAGGTCACCTTCATCACCTGAAATAAACGAGTCAACAGTAATGAGACTAGTGCTATCAACAGCTAGAAAGCTTTGCTCATCGATGTGACTATCAACAATGTTAAGGCCTAGCGTAAATACATCATAAGAGCCATTAAGTTCTTCGCCGCCTCCGCTCTGTAACAGCTTGAGCAGTGCAACGCCTGGTCTATCACCTCTGATCCTTGACGCTCTAAAGAACATCAGCGCCGTCAAAAGTTGCTGTACTCTCATGAGTAGCTACAAATATTTGATCTCTCTGCTCATTGGTCTTTCGATCTGTAAAACGAACTAAAATATCAAATGAGCTTGAACCAGCTGAGCTCGGCAAGCCAATTGAGTTCTCAACTAAAAATCGATCTTCATAGAGTTGATGATATGCGGATGCTACACCCTGCAGCGGAAAGCGAGCAGCTGCTGTTGGTGGCTGCACCTGTAGTCTCCTAAACACTCCATCAAGTGAACCTCTGATATCTTGTACAAAGTCACTATCTCTAGATGATAAATCAATCGGGAACCAGCAACGCGACCTATCATCAAGAGCCATCAGAGCACTGTTAGCCGTTCGCCAGCATCGAGCATTCTGCCAATTGCCAAGCCCGCGCCTAGGCATATCAACAATAAACTTTAGCTTATCAGACCAAAGAAAGATTTCAGTCTCTACATCTGAAGTTGTGGTCTTCTTAACTATTATCTGAGTCTCACCGTTTAACACCCAACTAGCCAAGCCACCCGCTAAACCTGATGATGCGCTAGGGCCATCACTGTTGAGTGTTTCATTAATTACATCAGGCCACTTTTTCAACTCATCTGAGCCTAATTGATGCTGTTTTAACTCAGCTAACTTCTCAACAGTGAGATCTGTTATGTCTTCAAGCTCTGCCTGTGTGTAACTCTCTGTCTGTGATGCTAGTGTGCATGTGTAAATAGTTTGGCCGCCGGCGTTGGTGCCAGCTGTTATAGACGATGGGAAAGCATACTTATTTTCAAATGAAGCTCTTGGCTTCAAACGTGGATAACGGGGATGAGGTTGGCCATTAAAGTCTGTATCAGCAGATCCTCTTGGGAGACTTACATCGAAGTCGGTCTCTAAAGCGACATTAGAGTTTTTAATCAAGCTAACAGTGCCCGCTGTTATTGTGCTCGTTGAATCAATCTCATAGCCCCAAAAGAAACTTTGTCTAATTCCATACTCGAGCATATTCGAGTCAGTACCATAATAGTGATAACCATCTAAAAGTGAGCTTTGCCCAACACCCTTATCACCTAGCTGAGAATCAACTAGAGCCGTCAAAGGTATGAGGCTGATTGATATAGCGTCTTGTCTCTCGATGACTGGTGAGCTCTCGATAAACCCGTTAACTACCTCCACCCATGAAGAGAGTGATCCACTTGGGTGTTGATGAGCTGCGTAGAGCTTAGCGCGTCTGCCTCTGAATGTAGTAATCTCAGTGGTGATCTCAGGGACGCTTGAACCTTCTAGCGTTATGCTGTGAGTCTGCCTAGGTGTGTTGCCTACTGCGCGACCTGCTAAGACGTTTAACTGCGTAGTGGTCGCGCTTATCGCTCTAACAGTCTCTGACCCAACATGAAACAGCCGAGGATAAGAGAGTGAAGTGAGATCTCTATCAACTTGGATGACTGAGGCTGACCTAGTTAGTGATGCAGTGAGTTGAGCTTTAGTAGAGGCAGACCTCTGACCACATCGACCAAAGACTATTCCTGGATCACCTAGACCGCCCCTCTGTCTATCTACTGATAGAGTGACAGTAGTGCTTGAATATTGACCTACACCACCGGCGACATCGAGAGATGAGCTATATCCACCCACTTCAATGATGCTCTCTACATCTGTGTAATTTACACCGCTGATGATTTGAGTGTTTAAGCCGGTTGCACCGCCTCCTGAGTGGTAGCGATACTGAAGGCCACCCACTTCTAAAGCAAAGACTCGCCGGCCATGATCACTATTGATAATACTCATGGTGTCACCTCCACTTCAAACACGTCATAAATATGAACACCTGAGATGGCCACGTCATTAACGGTCACACTTATATTCAAGAGCTGACCTCTATTAATAGAGGGTACATATAGAGGTCTAATCAATACAGTTGGTGATACGTTAGTCGGTGCATTAATAAGTTGAGTACCGCTGAAGATGAACTCATCAGGAGCGTAGCTATAACCTTGTGTTGATAGGTTTGTGAACTTGATGCCTTGATCAATGATAGTTCCTGCTGCTGAGTTACCTGCTGTGTCTCTCAATTGACACTGAATATCAGGATCTGATGACCCTCGTTTACCCGCATAACTAATCAAGATAGCTAACTTCTCAGAGAGAGCTGTGCTTTGATATAAGAAGTTGTAATCATAGGCTTTATAAGAGCTCCTAACGACTCCATAGTTATGAAGCCTTGACCCTGTGCCATACACGCCCGACCATCCGCCATAAGTGCTGTGACTAACTTGATAGTGAGCTTCACCAAGAAACTTGCAATGACTGAGTTGAGCCAGGCCACTAGCTAGCTGTGTGACTGTGCCACCCATGACAACCTGATCATTATAACATCCATCAACACTAGGTAGGCCTATGAAACCTGTGGGTATTAACATGTCACACTCCTATGATTGTTAAGCCGGCAACGTATGGTAGGTAAGTTCCACTACCACCGTCCATATCTACACCAAAGACAAACAGCTGAGTTAGATTGTGAGCGCTTTCATCAGGTCCTACTCTGTATACACTAAGACCAAAGTCATTAGACCTTGGAAGTTCCTCAAGTCTAAAGTTGAGAGTGTGAGTTGTCCAACCTGTAGAGTTCATCGTGATGCGTTCACCTAACAGATCAATAGAGATGGGTGTGTAGCTACCTCCATTTTGAAGCACATTAACATAGGCTGTGAGGTCTAAAGTTGAATCCTCTCTTATACCCGGGAAGATAGCAGACTCACTAAACATTGAGTTAAGATCTCCTGTGGCAATACCTCGAGGAGCTGCACCAGCTGAGCTTATGCCTGATCCTGAACTAACACCCTCTACACCTGACCAGTTAAACAAAACTCTAGGCCTTCTCCTCAGAGTGTTGATGTTATTAATTAGCTCTACGCCGGTCCTAGATGACAGAGGCAGATCAGCGCTCAACCTTGTCTGACCCTGTGGGATATACTCACTCAGCTGATGGAAGTGTTGACCCGTTGCAAGTGGTGACGTGAGTGGTGACCAACTCGCCGTTACAGAAAGGATTTCTATTTCACCGCTGCCTGGTGCTCTAACCTCCATTTTCAAAAGTCCTGCAGCTTCATTTTGAGTTGCAGTGATATTGATCACACCTACATCAAATACTGCATAATACTGTAAAGGCGTTATTGATATGGTTGTAGAATATGAGTTAGAGCCAACAATGTACGTAAACTTCGCTTCACCATTTGCCCCACCAATATCAAAGCCAAAGACTCTAATATTAAGAGTCTGATGAGATGAACTTATCTGTGGTAATTTGATGAGTCTGCTAATCTAGCTATCTCAGTGGTCCTAATGGTCTGACCTGCTACCACTCGAGATGCATCAGTCAATAACGGTGGTGATGTAAATGAGTTGCTCATAGGTGTTCAATCTCCATCGAGACAGGTACACGTCTCTTTAGTCTGCCAGGGTATGCAAGATTAAATTCTGCTGTGACTAGTGAACCTCTGATCCTTCCATACTCCCCATTGTCCTCTGAAGAGTAGAGACTGTCATAAGCAGATTGAGTACCAACTATTTGATCAGTCCTAAGAGATCTCCTCGAGTCTCCCCAACCTTGATAGAAGTTGACGCGCTCACCAGATGAGCAGTGTGTAAGCCATCTATGAATGAAGTGTTTATAATCATCTGAGAGGTCTAGCAAAGCATCGAGGTCAAAGCTCAAGACACTCGTCACATATGTACCAATGTAGTTACTCGAATACCCACCGCTAATTTTACGTCTACTCTCGCTTAGATTCTGAGCTCGTAAATGATGAGCTTGGTAGGGTCGAGATGGTATCAGCACACCAGCGGCTTTATGAGTTGAGGTCAAGAGGCTGTACGTTGTGTCATACGTTGTGGGAGTCTCATTACCTGTAAAGCCTAGCATGTCTCTCATCGTAGTGCTTGACCAAGTGATGTGGCCTAGCGCGGTGAGATATGCACACTCAACATAGCCATTATCATTCACATACCAATTGATCAAGTCACTAGATTGAGCAGTCTGATCTAGTTTATCTAATGAGTCTAATCCAAAGACATCAGCATCATTAATAGTTGCTCGATCTCGAGTGTAGACTGACAGATCTTGAATATTGATGCTCTGTTGAGGGAACGTGAAGAATGTGGCGCTGCCTACCTCGTTTAATCGATATGATACACTAGATAAGTTCGCTACACCTCTCGCCCAATCATTTTGACATGTGACCGAGTATGTAGAGCCGTCTAATGTCGATGAGACTGTGCCACTACCAAGCCCTAATAAATCAGATGAGCCGGTTGATGTGACTGTGAAGTCAGTGTCTGAACTAAACACAAACTGATCTGAGGCATTTAGTGACAGAGTCCATGATGCACCAAACAGCTTGACGGTGGAGAGTCTACCTGTGCCGGTCATGTCAGCATCTAATGATCGACCATTGAGAAAGAAGAGCCCATCCTCATAGACACCTTGACCCGCTGTGAACGTGGGCAGTGATACAGCTGAGCCACCACCTCTAGTAAATAGCTGTGTCGCGCTCAAGTCGCGTAGGTCATACGCTGTGAGGAGTCCGAATTGTGGAGCAGGGTTATTAAGTGGCATTATGATCTCCCTAGGTTAAGTCGTCTAGCGCCTCTGTTACGCTGATTCATTACACCCACAAGCCTATCAACCATTGCTCTCTCTGCAGCTTGCTTGGTGTCGTAAATCACCGCGCCTCCAAAGTTAATATTAAAGACTGTGCTTGTCTCCTGAGCGCTCTCTCTATCTGGCGTTGGTGCTATTTGTGGAGCTCCACTTGGTGATGCACCACCGCCACCACCACCACCTCCACCACCTCCACCGCCTAAAGTATTGGCCGCCACTCCTGCAGCTACAGCACCAGCGGCAAAGCCCGCCGCTGATTTGAAATGACCTGTAGCGCCGATAATATCAGCTTGAGCTAAAGACGCGAATCCTTTGGCTGTCTGAATTATAGCTTCAACAGAAGCTTGTTTACCCAGCCCATGAATAATATTAGTCACGCTCTCAGTAAAGCTTTCGCCCATAGCTAGCGCCCCATAAGCTGCCTCAGCAGATGCTGAGGCAAACCTATCGGCTAACTCACCAGCCTGTTGAACATATTGTGCCTCTCGTTGTGCTCTCTCGTCTATCTGAGATAATATTTCCTGTTGTCGCTTATCTCGCTCTGCTGCTCTCTTAGCCTCCTCATTCTGCACAAGCTCAGTTTTAGCCATCTCAAATCTTATCTCAGCCATGAGTAGCTGATTATGATTCTCACCAGCCTTATCCAGCTCGAGCTGATGTTGAGTATTCAGGATTTGTAACTCTGTGGCCCCCTGTTGTTTGAGTTGCTGAATCTGTAGTGATCGAATTGCGAACAGCTCTAGTTGAGTCTTACGCTCGAGCATCAAGCGCTTTGCATCTTCCATTTTCTTATCAGCTAGACGTTTATCAGAAGCGGCTTTGGCTCTGCTCGCTGCTGCCTGTCTCCTCTTTTCATCTTCTTCTCGTTGCTTTGCATCTAAATCTTTAAATCGTTTATCAAGCACATCAGCGTTTAATGTCTCAAGATTTGTTGCATCAATAGATGCTTGGACTTCTTTATATAGTTGCACTAATTGTGTTTTATCTCGATCACCAAGAGTAGCTAGTTTTTCAGATTCTTTTAATCTAGCATTCAATCTCAAGTGTTGAGCCTCAAGCTCAATTTTATATTTCTCACGTTCAATATCAGAGACTTGAGCCACTTCAGCCTCTCGTAACTCGATGCTTTTTAATGTGACTAGATTCTCAGTTAATCGCCGCGCGATCTCAACAGGTGCTCTTGACTCTAGATTTAAAAATTGAGTCTCAGCATTATACAGTCTCTCTTGTGTTTCAACCTGTGCTTCTCTTTGCTCTTTCAAACGCTTTGATGTGATGATCCTTTGTTCATCTTGCCGCCTTATTAATTCAGATGCTGAATCATAATATCCTAAGCCTAAAAGCAGATTATCAACTGACCTTGAAAGATCATTTGTTGCTTTCAACCGGCGCTTAATACCTGCAGTGATTTCTTTTTGGATCTCTCTCTCTTTACTCAATGATCTAGCGACTTTCTTTGAAACCTTCTCCAAGTCTTCCTTAGCCACTTGCGCTTCTAATGTAGCGCGTGAAAACTTCTCTAGCTCTATTCGCGTTGGCTTGACCCCTTTCTCAGCCAACATCTCAAGCTTACTCTGCAAATCAGCAGATGATGTTGCAAGCGCATCTTCTGCTTGCTCTGCTTCATGAGCTCCACCGCTAATATTTAAGAATGTCTCATAGAGAGCATAGCCAACCGCTACTACTCCACCTATCGCGGGTATTAGTGAGAGAAAGCCAGCTTTTCCACCTTTGCTGAGAGAATCAATTGTATGTGTTAAATCTTTAAACGCGCCGCCAGCCTCTTCTATATTCCCGACCAAAGAGCCTAGACCTTCACCCATGTGACTATTCGATTTATCAAAACGATCCGCCATTGATGCGGCTGTTTCTCCTATTCCCGTCAACCCCTTTTTAGCCTCTTCAGCTCCATCGAGTCTGACTTCAATATCTACTGTTCTACCCATGCTTGTTCTCCTCTATAGCTCTTTGCTGTGCTCGATGTTGAGCAGACTCTGTGTGCATGTGTAGAGTATCAACTGCATCAACAAAAGCACAAGACGGCTGAGGATGTGATGAGCTGATCGGATAGAGTCCAGACCTATGCCGATGATAAGCAGAGATGATGCTTGCTAGTCTATTAGCGCCAGCAACAGGACAAGACCTAATTTGCATATCACTATACTCAGAACCGCTGTCGGGACATACACGATAACCAGGCACATAAAGCCCACGCTCATCACGTTGAACCATTGGCAAGGCATCATTAAAAGCACCGCCACAATTACCGCGCTTCTTGCGTAAACCTTGAGTTACTCTGCATTGATCACATGACCATGAGCGCCCTCTGCTGAAACTTAGCCAGACAGAAGACGCAATCATTATTTTCCCTGATCACCTAACAGACTGATTCGTTGAATGTGAAGTACAAGCTCACTAATAGTCTGAACTCGATGACTCTCAGGCCTGATCATTTGAAGCTGTTCTAGCGTTGCATCTACATCATTAATACTAATGAGAGACGCTCTGATCATCTCATTGTAGACGTTGTTGAGATACTGTTGATATTCGCTCATTGCTTCACGTTCATCATTAGAGAGTTGATGATGCCATCTTGCTTTCTCACGTTGATCATCAGGAGCCTCTGACCACAGTAAACGTCCTAATTCTGAGCGAGTCATAGCGCCAGCTCTGATCTCAGTGAGGGATCACAAGTGACAACTACTTCGAGAGTTTGCTCTGATGACGTGAGAAAAGATAAGCCCATATTAGATGCCTAGTCCTAGTCGAAATGGTGAATTGGTGGCGTTGCTTCCACTCACATCACCGCTAAATCGCGATTGATTGTAAGTGAGCTGTTGTCTCACAATGTCATTACCCGACACATCATAAGCGCTAGAATCAACAATAAGTTGAGCAGCTGGTAACATGATAGCACATCCTAAGCCGTCACCAATTGGACCCGTACCAATGACGACCTGACGCAAAGTACGATTAAATAAGTCATTATTGATCAGAGTTAGTGGAGTAGAGAGAGTCATAGTGAGCTCAACAACTACATCACTGATCTCCATGTCACTCATCGCTAAAAGGCTGTTAGAGTGACCTTTTGGTGTGAGTGTGTTAGTTACTGTTAAGCTGAAGTCTTCACAATCTACTTCAGTCCTTGCGAGCATATCACCAGTGGTTACAGCAGATAGAGACGTTGGTGCTGTGCTCGATAACACAGCATATGCACCTCTAAAAAATGGAGGTGAACCGCTGTTATATGTGGGCTCAATCGGTCCAACGGCGTTGCCATGATCATCTTGAATAAGAGCAGATTGATAAGTGAACTCACCCATTAATCGACCATTGTCTAACGTGATGTTGAGAGTCTCAAGCACACATCCATAACAATAAGTTCTAAAGCCAACACCATCAACTCGAAAGCTTAAGTTATTTTCTCTTGTGCCTGTTGCGTTGCCTCTTGGCGTGTACCACGTTTGAAGATGACGCACTGTCTTTGATCCAGTGAACGCTGAACTGAATGCAGGTGAGAGATTAACATCACCGCCATTGGTATCATCAGTGATCGCGCTATACTCGGCTCTACCGTTAAGATCTGCACCAATGATTGTGCCTACATCATCATTATTAGGACCAGATGCTGGTGTGTAGCTGTTAACATCTACAACGGTGGCTGTGTCGCTCAACACGCTAGGAATACGAGTTTTAAAACCAGCGCCTAAAAGATAACCAAGATAGTTCGCTGAGTAGTTCGCTGAGGCTGTGCCGATTGTAGTGAGGTCTACTCTACACACCACTTGACCTGTCCTGCGTCTAACTCTTGTCCCTGAGCTCCAGACTGTATCGGGCTCAGGAGGTAGCATAAAATTACCATCTCGTGCGTCATTACGTTCACTGACAACAGGCTCACCATAGATGACGATTGGGTCACGCTCGCAAGGGATTGAAACATAAGTTAAGCCGCTGTTATCAGGTAGGCCGGTTGATGATGCAAGAGAACCGAAAGAGCTCTCAACTGCAACTGATAGAGTTCTGTGTGTTACTGTCATTTAAGACTCCAAATAGAGCAGGGTGAACGGTATTGTCAAAAGCATACCAAGAGCATCATCGATATCAATAGACTCAAATGATGGTGTTTGTGGGATAACTGACAGTATACCTGTTGTCACTAGGTCATAGTTTGGACCTTTTAACTTTTCTAGAATATAGTCAGCATCTTCAGAGACTAGGCGCTGTAAATATAAGTGATCATTTTGCGGGATATCATAACGCACTTCACAATCTATCGTTGTTCTACGTCTACCTGATAGGCCCGCCGCGCCATCATCTTCAGGCAACGACACGACAGAGAGTTGAAAGTATCGAGTAGAGTTAAAGCGTTGATCTAATGAGCTTACAGCGCCGTTGGCTCTACTATGACAGACAAATCCATGATGAGTGTCTGTCTTTGGCTCGATGCTCATGATCTGATCTTCGAGAAAAGTTAGCGCGGAATAAATACCCTGGCTCATTTCAACAACTTCTTCCTAATTTCAATATCTATAGATCTCACTAAAACATCGACATCTTTTAAACTCAAGCCTAGGAACTCTCGAGTCTCATTAACTGCAAAACCATATTGTGCATGATGATTTAGACCGATAATAAAATATGATGGAGTAGCTTTGTGGACAACAAAACTGTTCATCATATTACCGCTGAGAACCAAGTCAACTTCAGCACTATCTGATGATGAGCCGCGTTTTCTCGATTCGTGTTTGTATTGTCTATAACCACCCGCATAAAATACGCCGCCCTTTCGTTTTGATCCTCCTTTAGGCTTTAAACGCGCTCCCTTTTTCGCAACATATAACGGTGTGGTTGAGTACTCTTTAAACGGCATTCCATGAGCATCTAGACCTTTTGATGTTCTTAATTTAATCGCTGCTAGCGTGTTCATGGCTAAGCGCATCGAGTCCTTTTTAGTCCATAGCGATCTCGGTATATTTAAATTAACTAACGTGGCCATGATTAATGCCTCATGCCTCTAGCGATTTTGAAAAATGCATCATTATCGCTTTTAGTGTAGCTCTTCCAGGACGCTCTGAAGTCTGTGGAGCTCCCCCCCTCACGTCTTAGATTCTCCTCACCTGCATCAACAACGCCATCGCCATCGAGATCAAGAGTGACAGATCTTAAAGCTAGGTCGAGCATCTCATGATATCTAGCTCTCATATTGTCAGCCGCGTCAAACTGCATATTCATCTCATAGATGTGAGCAGCTGCACAGTAGACGTGAGCTCTCTTGAATGACTGTTGATTGAAGACCTCATCTTCAGTGATGCTATCTGCTATCACATGATCTCTAATAGCTAGTATCATCTCTTCAAGTGATGCTTTGATCTGAGGAGCTAGATCACTTTGACGGCGTGGGATCATGTCCGCCAAATTAGCCATAGATCCCACAAGCTCATCATGATTCAAACCTGTATCGAAAGGTCGAGGAGTAACTTTTAGTAGTCCAGTCTCAACACGCTTAGCGCCCACGATATCATCATAAGCGATGGTGTAGGGATAGACTCCAGATGTAGCTGTGTTAGCTGATCCAATATCAACATAGCTCATCGCAAAGTTTAAAACTGCCGATGTGCTGAGGTCGATCTCTCTTGGTAGAGGCTCTGCTAATAGAGCAGTGCCTGTTACGAGTCTAACCACCTTCACTGCATAGTATGTATCAGCTGAAGTCTTAAGATATGCTCTGACTTCATCACGCTCGAGCGCTGAGCCTATGGCTCCACTAGTTGTGAGTGTGCGTCTATCATTTGCGAGAGCTGTGATAGTTACATCAGCTCTGCTCTGTGCAAAGATACCGCTAAAGTCTCCACTGGTAAACTTGACTGTTAGCGTTGGATTGTTTGTATATGGCTCTTTTGGATTCCACACAAAGTGAGCATCTTGACTTGTGATTACTTTTCTCATCTGCGCTTCGCTCCGCTGTTCGCTGCGTTGATGTCACTGCCTGTGGCAAGTGTCAACTCAGCAGCTTCAATGAATGACTCTGTGATCGGACTCCAACTATGTCTGCAGTTATATCCACCACATGAAGTTTTAACTGCTAAACCTTGATTGTTATTGAGCTTTCGCATCTGCTTATCATCAACAACTTTATTGATAAGAGGCTTGCAGAATCGCCTGGTTAAACCATCTCGAGGGCCTGTATATAGATAGTTAGTAAGTCCTAATTCATCAGCCATCTTAGCAGTCACAGTCCTGCCAAATTGACTGATCTTAGTTTTGACCTCTGTTAGTTGTCGGCCTTCTGATTGCTCTAATCTGATATTGAGATCACTTTTAACGATTGAAGTTGGAACTTCTGTTGATATCGCTAGAAGCGCATCTCGAGTAGCTCGCTTAAAATCAGGGATGATCACATCTTCAAATACAGCGCTAGCCGCCTGTGCTTGAATAAGGTCGAGTTGAGGAAGCATCTGAGGATCATATTCTAATCCCAAAGCCTCAAATGATTTCTCAACAGCCGCTCTTATTTTGTCTGATGATTCAATAAAATCATCTATCGCCAGACCTAATCCACCTCTTAAAATTAGGTCTAGGATTTGTTCATCATCAAAGCTCAAGAGGAGCTCAGGCTCTGTTGATACAGATGCCATCTCAATAATAGTCACTAAGCCCTTTCGAGCCTCAGCTAGTGACTTCTTAAACTTACGCTCTGCTTGAACTTCAACAACGAGCTGATCTCGTCTCGATCTAACTATTTGAGCCACCGGCCCACGCTGACCCTTCACTTGTCGTGTAAGATCTGCGATGGCCTCTTGATCAGCATCTATCTCGCTGAGATGGTGGTGACTCAACATTTAATTAGGTCAAGCAGTCTGTTACGACATAGCCAAGAGATGCATCGATGAGTTTCATCGTGTGTACTTCCTCAGCGTAGACATATCGGCGCGTTGAATCTAAGCTGTCATATTGACCAGCCTGAGCACCACCAAACTCAAGATTTAGAGCAGCTGTAGGCATTGCTTTCACGCCGCCGCTCTTTTGAATGATCGAGTCAGCACCACGAAGAATACCCATGAAGATGGTCTCACCTTCCCAGATATATGCCTCTGATGATGTAGCACCTGGCACAGCTGTCTCTCGAAGAGCTTGACCAACATATACATTAGGGATTCCAAGGATGTCGCGAAGCACAGCTAGCACAGCCTCATCGCTGAGAATACGATTCCCAGCAGAGATACCCTTGGTGCTGTCTCCGACATATCCTCTGACCTCGGGATTGCGAGCGAGCGCTCGAAACACATCACGACCAAAGATTAGAGAATCGGGATTAATCCCATGTGCATTAGCAAAGACAGTATCTTTGAGATCGTGCAGATAAGTCAAAGGCTCAGCGCCCGCCGCATCGAACTTAGTTGTAGGACTCGCGGTATATGATGCAAAGTTAGTTACTGCATCAAAGAGAACATCAGCAGCTCTCTTCTCTTTAGCGAGCTTCATCACACGTCCGACTTTACGAGCTAAGCGCGCTTCTTCACTGCCTGGATATTGACTGTCGAAGATATCTTCCATTGCGATGGAATCAGAGGCCGCATAGATCTTAGCTTTGAATGTCTGTGAAGTACGATCAAAACCGCCGATAGTAGCGCGTGAAGAGCCCGGTGCTCTCTCGAGATCAAGACCAGCGCCGGCTCCCATGAAGTTTCGAGTCTCTTCAAGAAGAATTGTTCCAGAGCGCTCAGGAATCTTAATTGTCTCAAAGACCTCATCAGCAATAAGCTGACTGTCGCTGGGAACAGCTTCAACAACTAGACTGCTAAGAATCTCATCGACTGGATGTAAATTTGAATATGAACTAGCCATAAGTCAGCTCCTTAAGGAATTAGATTTTGTGGACCGGTGAAGTTGATCAAAATTTGATCAGACACAGCGCCAGCAACTTGATTGATGTTAGGAATCATAGAACCGATTGAATAGTTCCCTGATGTCGCATGCGGCTTCACTTTACCATCCGCTTGAGCCATGACTAAAGTAACGGTATTCGCAATAGTCGCGCCTACAACAACTCGAGTGAGTCCTGAAAGAACAACTTCAACAGTGTCACCGCTTGCACATGCTCGCTGAGCTACACCGATGATACGAGCATCTGTAGCAGCTGTTGAGACTGATACCTTGCCGGCTGTCGTGATGCTGACAAGTGCATATTCAGTAATAGCGCCATCAGCAGTGAATGAATGAATGTTATCTGTATTAGCCATGATTAGACTCCAAATGCTTTAGAATAGTAACTAGGATTGTCAGATCTGAATTGAGCTAGTGCTTCACTGTATGTGATGCTTTTCTCTGTTGAGAGCTTACGCACTGCAAGATCAAGAGTCTGCTTGGTGACTTCAGCGCCACTAGCACCATGACCGATTTCGGCCAACGGCACCGATGCTCCTGTATCGCGCTCTGAGAACATCTTCCAAAACTCTGGTTGAATGTCTCGTAACTCCCACGCTTTTTCAGCTGTGCTCTTTTCGCTCGGTGAGACTTTGCCTTCGCTGAGAAGCATGTCTACAGCGCGACCACACTCAACAGCGTCACGCTCAGCGCGAAGCTTTTTAATCTCAGTATCTTGAGCGCTAACTTTTTCATTCAACGCTTGGATCTCAGACAGCATTACAGGTGATAGAGACTCACTCATTTTATACTCTTTCTTCTCGTCATGATCAGAACTGTCAGCTAATTTCTCAGCTTTCTCTTCATCCTCATCATCGTCATCTTTCATTGTTTCAGCTTTGTCTTTGTCGTCATCATCAGACTCAGCTTTCAATGAGGCTTCTGCATCTTGCTTCATCTCATTGATTTGATTTTCAAGCTCTTTCAACATGTCATCTTTAGCGATGAGCATTTGCTTGAGCTCTTCAGGTGATAGGTTGTCAATACCGTCCATCTGAATCTCCTCTGTTAATGTTACTCGATCAATCTTGTCGTTAGACTGCGCTGGTCGAGGTGTTAAAGTAATCGCTAATAATTGAGCGTCACCGACTTTAGAACCGCCAGCACGATCAAATACTTCACCGGCAAGGAACTCAGGTGAGCTCCATAAAACACCGCCGGCTTTAGTAACTACATCAAGACCGCGCTCATTATATGCTGGTGTTGCATAGAGCCCATCGTCTCTAAGATCGAGATCAATGATAAGACCTAGCGCGTTGCCGGACTCGGGTGGCGCTGGTGATCCTGATTGGAAGGGTGATGTAGCATGCTGCCAATCAATAATGACCGGATCATTTTCTTTACGAGTGTTAAACACTCTGACCATCTCAGTAAGCATCTCATAGTCGATCTCTTTACCGATCGCGTCACCGCTCATACGAGAGGACACTTGACCTAGACCAAGAGTCTTAAACGGCTTACCAATAGTGAGACCCTCAGGTATGTCATAGCGTGGAACTTCTGAGAGTTGCAAAGCCTCACCATACGCTCTGAGAGCTTGAGTTTTATTATCTGCTGAGGTCATTTGTTTCACAATCTTTCTAGCCCATGAGAGTCCAGCGTCACCGCCCCAGCCATGCCACGCTTGCCAACCTTTACCTCGATCACTCCAAGTGGAGCCCTGCTTGTCAACTTCATGACGTGTGAAATAAGCGAGCATACGCTTAACGGTCTCAGGTGAAAGCAACTTGCCGGCCTTAAGGTCACGCGCTCGAGCAATACCCACCGGTGTCATGCCTCTTTGCGATTTAGGTTTGCTAGCTCTCACTTCAAGCGCTCGAGCAGCTGCTTCACGCGCTCCCTTGGGCGGCTTAAACGAGATGTGATCATAGCGCTTAATTGATCTGATTGCAGATTCATTGCGCTGTTTTAATGAGTGACGCTGATAATTAGCATTCTGATTGCGAGCTCTACGCTTTGCCATCTCGCCGCCTCCTGATCAATTGCTCAGTTAACGCGCTAACAGTGCCACCACCTCCTACGCTCGACACTCTAGATATAGCTGAGCGCTGAGCATCTTCGGGCAGATCACCAGCTCCTAAGCGTTCTCGAATTGCTCTTTCAAGGTCATTATCAGGAGTTAGCAAGCCCGCTTGAACAAGGCCTGGTAACATGCCCAACGAGTCAGCTTTGTGACGCTACGAGATCACATAGGTTAATAGCTGCTCTTCTGAAGATAGATAGATGAATCTCACCAACGCTACGAGCGCCGGTCTCAGTGTTTCCAAGGTCAGCGAATTGAGCTAGGAAAGCAGATGCAATCTGTGAGTCACACTTAGTGATGATGTTGATTGGTCCATCAGCGTATAGGTTTGGATTTGCAGAATATGTCTCAAACTTAACCGCGCTATTCTCTACTAGATAACTCTGCTCAGCTGCTATGAAAGATTGTGCTTGAGCTTCAGCATCATTAATCATCGCGTCAATGTCACCATCACTAAGTCCTTGAGACTCTGCTTGAGCTCGATCAACAACGACTTTAGGTGTAGGCACAGCCCAACGATCAAGACCTACACACATAAGATTAGCAACACGCTGTTTAGTACGCCACCACCACCATACCGGCCTAAGCATCCCAACGCCCTCAAAGTTTGACCCCGTCTTATTGAGAGTAAGCAAGAGGAGTTTATTAGCAGGGATCGGCTCAGGCTGTTTACCAACACCTACTGTGTTTTGAAGTACGCCATCTAGACGTTGATTATCGCGTGACAGCCACTGTGAGTGTGCTGATGGTTCTCGATCTGCATAGTGTGACAGCCACACTCTGATTCTACCTTCTGAGTCTGGACCGACTCGATAGACCTCTTCAGCGTATCGATATCCCAAGGGTATAAACTCAAGCAGGTAAGCTAATTGCTCTTCCCAAGATATCGTCATCTGACCTGAGAACCCATCGAGCCCCCAACACTCGTTAGCATATCTAGCGAGCTCCTCAGCTACCTCATCATTCTCTACACCAGGCTCCCAACGCCAAGAAGCTGAGAGGAGAGTCTGTCTTAGCATGTGCCAAGATCGTCTAACTATGGGATCGGTCCTCATCATCTCTTCAGCCTCAGAGACCCAGCTGAGGCCTGTGAGTTGTGGATTGTTCTCTTTGCCGGTTATATTACCGCCTGAGAGCTGAGTGCCTGAAATGCCCTTCACGCCTAAACGCGGGTGTCGTGCTTTAAGGTGCTTAGGCGACCGGTCTTTGTCTGTCATGTGGACCCCTATGGCGCGAGTATGTCACGCTAACATAGAGGATCATATAGATTTTATTTCTTCCTGTCCACAGATTCAATTTCAGGCAACCATTCCTCAATCGTGGGGGATAGTATTACCTGACCTGAATCTTTTGTCTGAATCGGTTTTGAGCCTGTAAATATTGACAACTTCTCAATCACAGCCATCTGAAGTTCTGAGGTTTGCTCTCTACTCATCTGCATTTGAATTTGTGCATCTCTTAATCTGCCGATTAATGCCTCTCTGTCAGCGTTGGCAGATGCCAGCTTGTCTTTTAACTCTTCAACCTCAGAAGGATCCCGACCAGATGCGATGGCCATCATCGAAGAGATTGAACCTGTGATCATTCCGAGTATACCAACCAGAACATCTCTGTTCTTTTCAACTATCTCGACATACGTTAAAAACAATATGAGCCCAACGACCAAGAGCATAAAAAATACACTAAACCACCACCCGCGTTTAGTTTTCTCTTGAGCGTTGAGCTCTTTCTCTACTTTACGTTGT